TTTTTCGGGCAACCAGCCTGTAGGGGTAAGCCCGACACGATGGCCGCAGTGGAAGTCCGAGAGGACTGCTATTTTTTTGCTCATAGAGAGGTTGCTTGGTTGCAAAGATCTAAACACCGCGCATACCCGCAGATGTCCGCGACTGAGTCACGATGGCGGGGCGAGTTGGTGAGGCGGGAAAGTTTGACGGCGATCATGCACATGGCGATTTGTTGCGGAGTCACATTCACCCCAAGGATGGCTCCCCACATTTTGGCCTGTTTGGTAAAGTCTTCAATCGGGCTTCCGTAGTCTGTTTGCCGATCATAGGATGTCAGACGTTTAGCTATATCACAAACATCCTCTCTGTCCAGCCTAACTAGAGATGGATAGAGTCTGATCTTTTTTCCGATCCATTGGGCTACAGCAATCTCAGCCATTGCTCCTTTTGATTTTTCCCAGTTGGGCAGAAGCACAAGTTCATCACATTCAAAGACCGCATCGATATCTCTTCTGGCGCAATCAGTAATAAACTTCCCATCCATCTGGGAGTTGTGAGGATCTAGCCCAAGTTCCTGATCCATCCTTGCTGGATTGATTACATTGTATCCTTTTGCTTTGAGACTTTCTTCAGCTTCAAAGAAGGCTGGATAATTTAGGTTTTTAATGCCGCGCATTGGCCCGCAAACGTATATTGTAGTCATGTGGTATGTGTATTGGTTGAAATGGATAGACCTAGCGTCTATCAAAATTGTTTAATCTTTTTAGAGATCTTTGATAACTTTTTTCAAATCCCCGTCATCCAAATCATCATCATCGTCATCTTCTTCCGATTGCCCGTAAAGGATATCATGGATGTTAGAGACCAGTCCTTCAATGGCGTAGTCATTGCCAAACTTAATGAAGGCGTTCTTTGTTTCCTGTCCCTCTTCAAATGTGGCCACAATAAACCCAGAATCGAAATATTCAACCAGATCTTTCGATAGCTTGTCCAAGACCTTTTGGAGCCTTTCGTCGTGGACGGCCATGAGTTTAGTCTTGGATTTCTCCGCAATTCTTGCATCGGATGATATTGACGCCGCCCATGCATAAACGTTCAATCTTTTCCGACCCACAGTAGAAACAGGACTTTATTTCGGGCTTGCGGTAGACTTTTTTCTTGCGGGGTTTTGCCTCGTCCTTCATTGCACTTTCGATGGATTGATTCTGATGTAATTTCTTACCAGTGAAGGTATTCTGGTTTTAAGCCAAACGCCATCACCTGAGTTGCTATCCCTTGTTCCGCGCTGGTTGGTATTCCCTTCCACACACTGGAAATTGTTTTCTCCAACCTTGACCACAATTCCAATATGTGAGAAGTCAAAAATGACCAGATCACCAACTTGGGGTTTGGCTTTCTCTGTCAGAATCTTGGTAGTTGCAGGGCGGGATTTGGCCCATTCAATATATCCGAATGCCGCTGCCGTTTTGGGTCTCCATTTCTCTGGAGTAAGGACTTTCAAGTTTAGCCATTTAACTACCTCTTGATCTTTAAGCCATTCGCGGATTATCCACGATGTAAGGGCAGCGCACCATGGCCAAGCTGCTGGTTTTAAGCTGGTTGCAGATTGGTATTCCCGAATCTTTAAACCTTTGTTATTGCCACCTACTTCCTTAACTCCGACTTGAGACAATGCTATCTCAACGAGCTTTTCGATTGCGGGGCTTTCTTTCTTTTTTGACGCTACCGAAACGCTCGACTCTGGCGCGGAGTTCGTCTTGGATTCGGGCGGCAAGCTCGGCAAGGACGGCGCTGGGCCAGCCTTTGATTCTCGTCCAAGTAGTCTCAGGATCAATTGCCACACGGCGGCATTTCTCCAATCTACCATTTGCAGACTCGTTTGCCAATGTCCCAGTTCCTAGAAATCCGTTCCACCTCGGACTCCGATGGTGACGGAAGTTTTTCCATCATCGCCCCGCTTGCCTTTGGCAAAGAATCGGAGGGAACTGAATAGACGGACAAGGAAACTTCTGCGATCTTCTTTGGGCGGGGTTGGGACGAGGATTGCTTTGAGTAGTTCATGGGAGAGTTTCACAACCTTTTCTTGCGGCTACAGGCGGGTTTGCGGGCTTTCATAGCCTTGGGAACCTCAATGGCCCGACGAACCTCTGTATAGGTAACAGGGCCAGCAACTCCATCTACATCGGTATTAACCAAGGCTTGGATCTTCTTAACCCCCTTGACGTTAATCTCGTTAGTAACGTAGTTAACAATGGAGATAATAAGAGCAACGACAAATCCCGTAAGACTGACCTGATCGACAGATTCAGCCAGCTTGGGGTCAATCATGGCAAGCTTAGAAACAACCGCTGCCACAGCCATGGCGATAAGCGGGGTGATGACGCCTCCAGATTTGGAGACTAGGAATGCTAGGATTTTATCTTTCATTTGATTATTCCTCCACCTTCACACGTTGAACCGCTGATTCAATGGTAAAGCGGATCAGAGACTCGGAAGCATCAATGCCATTGCGAAGAGCGGCTTGGGTAAGTTTTTTTACGGCAGCTTCGCGTTTTTGTGAACCAGTTTTGCTGGAATCAGCCAACTCGCGAACAATATCCAGAGCGAGAGGTAATAGGGATGCGGCGGCATCCACAAATAGTTCGCGAAGGATCGGAGCATAAAAGCTCCAGATTTTGGCAGGAACCCCGAATAGATAGGTGAAGAATGATTTCATATGTTTAAAGCTAGACTAGAATCCCTTGGACTTCAAGTAATCTTCGATTCTTTTTGTGCGCTCATCAATGCGGGCTAGGGTCTCTGACCTCTCTTGGTTTTCCTTATTAATCATTTCAATCCGCGCATCTTGTTTAGCATCATTAGCTTGGATAGACCGCATTTGTTCGGGAAGGACAACCCACCCATTGAGGGCCGAAAACAAAGTAACCATCAGGGCGATCCCCGCAATCAACTCGCTCATCGTAAGTTTTACCCCGCGCTCCATCCCTCTACGTCTTGGTATATCTTCTACGCTCATAGTGCTACACGTTGGTTGGGGTTAAAGTTGGGACTGGATTTGATCCTCCAACAATAGTCCATCCAGTGGCCTGCCATGGGAATTCGGTATCGGAACTTGAGCGGTAGGAGTCATCGCCAAGATCACCATCATAAATATTCCAATTTAATCCATCCCAACCCACCGAATTGCCTGTTCCATTTTCTGCATATTGCGCTTTTCCGTTTTCGATAATTTCAACAAATTGATAAGTTCCATTGGAAGATGAAGTGCCAGCGCCCGAAACAATAACAGCATTGTAAGTTGTTGGTGCGGCTAGACTTGTAATGATGGAGGCTACTTGGTAACGCCAAGGCCAGTTGATGTAGGTGGCTAGGTTGGCGGAATTTCCCGTGTCTCCGCGATAGGCGGCGGCAATATGCCCCAAAGCTTGCTTCTCTCCCCAGTCGATAGTGCCCGCGCTCGACCCCGAAACCGAATCATAAATAGCCTTCCATACATATTGTTTAGGCAGAGAAATATACGATGCCTCATCTAGTGGTGCGCCTGCGGCTACTGCAATCTTGGCCCAGAGGTAGCGTTCTGGGAGGCTGACGTAATCAGCAATAGATCCAGACCCCGACTCTCCCACAAGCCATCGGGCAAGCATGTACCTTTGGGGCAGATCTGCCGCCGAAGCAAACGTAGCATCTAAAGTAGGGAGAGCCATAGCCTATGGTCTCCGTCCTTTAAGCCATGCCCATGATGCGCTCACCCATGCCAGCCATCGGAGCGGCAGCTTCCATTTCGTCAGCAGCCTCGTCCTCCATCTCGTCTTCGTCTTCGGCCTCTTCAGCCGCAATCTCGACGCCAGCCAACATAGTGGGAACCAGCGAGTCTCCGTCAACACGGAAGGTCACAAGCTCTTCAAAGGTGTCGCCATCAGCAACATCTTCAGGCAAGGTATAATCGGTCGGTATAGTTAATTTCATAATAGTTATTCTCTCCTCATAGAGCTTGCCTTAGATTTTACTCCAAGGCAAGCCTTGATGATTAGAGACTAACTAGGCTCACACGAGGTAACCGTATCCTGACCCAGACGGACAAGCGACCAAGTCATTAGCAAGATTACACCGAAGATGGAGGACATAAAATCCGAATTCGGGGAAAATCTGCTTCGCCGCGACAGCCATCTTAGCGCGCCAGTAACCGCTGTTTTTGTCAGGGTTGCAGTTCTTGTCGTACTCGTTGATCCAGCGGAAGTCTCCGCGATAGTTCTGAG